CAACATCGCCTTGCAAATCGGAATAAACGCGGAGAGCTTGTTGTGCTCGAGGTCGATGTGCGAGGTTCCGGCGGACACTTCCTTCGCGATATCATCGCAAAGTTTCCCCCACGTTGCGAGGTGGCGCCCGTCGGAAGTGCTGATGAGGATTTCCGTCAGGATGCCGGTGTTCTGGAAGTTAATCGCCCCGAGTAACGGGTGGGCTTCGACAACGTCCTCAAAGATCGCGTCGATAACCGTTTTCGGCATCGTCTCGTCGATCAACGTAAGAGCCTGCTGCGGGTTATTGGACTTCATCGCGCCGATGACCTTCTCGTAGTAGGTCTTCTCCTGCGAGGTCAAGGCGCGAACGCCACGCCCGACGAGGACGTTATTATCGGACGCCTGAATCAACCCCTGCGCTTCGGCCATTACGGACTCCTGCAGGAGGTCGGTGAACTCGGTGAACGCCGTGGTAAACGCATTCTCGTCGCCGCCCTTGACGGCGGCATTGATGCGCGCAATGATGTCGTTCTTTTGCTTGAGAACGAGGTCCTTGTTCTTCATTTGTTTTCCTTTCCGCCGATAATAACGGCACTCAAAAATTTTAACAGTCTGTTTTCCTGCGGTTCCTGCGGTTCCTGCGGTTCCTGTGGCTGCTGTGGTTCCCGTGGCTCCTGCGGCTCTGCGGGCGGCGCGGGCGCAGGCTCCGGCGGCGCAATCTGCGCGGCCTGCGTAGGCGGCTCCGTTTCTCTCCCTGCAACGGCTCTCTCGATCAGCTTATACAATGCGCGGCTTGCACTTGCGGCAGGCTTGTCGGCTTTTTCGTCCGCAAGAACGGATGTTGCAAAGCCCATATCCAACGCCTCGCTGGGCAATAGCCACGTCTCGCTGTCGAGCATCTTCTGGAGATCGTCCGCGTCAACATTTACCCGGCTCATGTACGCTGCAATCGAGGCTTGCGTGATCTTATCAAGGTCATCCGCGTCCTTTCGAAGCTGCTCCGCATTGCCGTACGTGCTCATCCACGCATTGTGGATCATCAACAGCGATGAGTTGCGCATATAACGCTCATCACCCGCCATGAAGATCACGGACGCTACAGAGCACGCGAACCCTTCGCAGTACGTCCTGACGGTCGCCTTGCTCGCCTTGAGCATATTGTAGATCGCCAGGCCCTCGGAGACTTCGCCTCCGTAGCTGTTGATGTGGACGTTGATTGTATCGGCGTCAAGCGCTTGCAGCTCTTTTGACAGCGTGTAACTCGACACGTCGGATTCTTCCCACAGCCACGATGTGATGTCGCCAAAGATGTATACATCCGCCTCTTTGCCGTTGCGCTCAAGCATGTAGTATTTTCTCAAGTTCTATCTCCTTTCTTTCGTGGTCGCTCCGTTGCACGGGGACCGTGCCTTTTTCAATTCGTCATCCGTCATTCCCACCTCCCGCCGCAGGCTGCGCGCCACTCCCGTTACCAGGCAGTGCGCCAATATTCTTCGTAAGAAGGTGCTCGTCCGCCCACGGCTCGTTGATTTTTTCCTCGCCGAGAATCTCGCGGATCTCGTTCACGCTGTAGCAGCCGCTTGAGATCAACTTCTCCACACTGGATGCCATGTCCAAGACGTCGAAATGCTTTATGCTGCGAATGTCAATCTTTGTCCGCGTCCCGTTGATAACGTCGACGTATCCGTTGCGTTTGCGGTTGATCTCTTCCTCGAGCGTGTCAACCAGCGGGATGATGCAGAACGTCAGGAACTGCTCTAACGCGTCCTTCGTCCCGGCGACATCGCCGTGCAGCAGCGCAGGCGGAATTCCGAACGCCTTTGCGGTAAAGTCCGACACGTCGTCGATCTGCGCCCGGATGTCGCGCGTCGATTCGGACGCGTATGTCTTCTGCGATTCCTCTTCCCAGCTCTGCCCCTTGCCAAGCGGCAGCGCGGCGTTGTCGCTCGTCAGCCACTTGCCGATCTTGTCGTTTATCAACGCATCAAACGCAGCTTTCTCCGGCGTCCCGGCGATCGGCAAAGATTCGTACTTAAACACGCCTTTTGTGCCGCGCGATCGACGATACGCGTTCATGCTGTATGTGATTAACTGCGAATAGCTGTTGTACAACCCGTCCGTAACGGCGCGCATGTTTTTACTGTGCAGCCGGAAGTATAGGACGTCGCTCTGGTTAAATAGCTTCGAAAACGTGAAATCCCCGACAGTCACACCGGAAAACACGTCGTTGTATAGTGCGTATTCCTTGTGTTCAAAGCTATCCGCGATCAGCAGCTCGCCGTTTTGCTCAACGATCAGGCATTCGTTGCCGAGCATCAGTTTCGCGATCCACTCGCGGATAAATGCGCTGCTGTTTTGGTTTTTGTTCGGTTCTATGTTCCATAAGTACCACTCGCGACCTTTAGTTTCCTCGCCGTTGACGAATGTCTTAAATTCGCACTTACTGATTGCATTCGCGATCAGGTTGATCGCCGACCACAGTGCCAT